CTCTTTATTAAAAAAGGGTTCTTTAAATACTTTATATTCAAAATAATGTAAAAACTTCTTCTCTCCTCGCAACTGAATAATATTTGTATAATAATTTATTAATTCAAATAGTTTAGATTTCAAAAACAAACTATAGCTGCTAAGCTTATATGATACAATCCTATTTAAACTTGTCTTTTCATCGCTATAAAATAGGTTCTCTTTTGCTCTATATTTATTATAATTAATAAAATTATGATGTATTAAATCAATATGACTATATATTTTAGATTTTAGTGTTTTTTTTATTGCTTTTTTAGATATTAAGTATGCCGCTGCGCTTATTGAACCAATATGAGTGCTATAAGTTTCTATAGTAGGCATAATACCGTCGCTATGAAGCTGAATAATTTCCCAATTACTATCCAAAATTTGTATATCATATAATGTTTTATTTAATTTTTCATAAAACTCGTCTTTATCATATAACGGAAAAACATCGTCTTCCATTATAAGAAAATAATTTGGATTATGTTCTTTATGTTGCGTCTTTTGATTCTTTATATAGTTTTTATATATATATTTACAACACATTATATGACTTAAAGCGCACCCAATTACGGATTTTGGTGTATAATTTAATGCAAAATTAGACACATATTTTCTATAGCTAGTTTTGAAGTGTTCGTCTTTTAAAGCATTTACTCCGCTAAATCTCTCACTAATTAGTCCTAACTTTAATAATTGTATTGCTTGTTTATCATAGTTACTTTTATAATCATCTAAATTTATTGTAAATGATTTTAGATTAGTATAGCCATATTTTATTACATAATTTGGACTATTATATTTAGTCATAAGTTAATAATACTAATTTCATAGTTTTATATAAATATAGTTTATAATGTTTATAGTTTATAATGTTTATAGTTTATAATGTTTATAGTTTATACTATTTAAATATCTAAGCTTACTATATTTTTATCACTTTTTTGCCGCCGTTTTGATTTTGTCGGTATTCTTGCGTTAGTTAAATCTTTAAAATCATCCATACTAATTGTGCTTGATTCATTAGCATTAGCATTTGAGTCTACTTGTTTAGCCTTTAGACCATTTAATAATGAAGATATGCTTTGATTTTGACTTTGACTTTGAGGAGTTGCTATACTTGGTCCTCTCATTTCTGGACGCGTTATTCTCTCTTGTTCATATGGATTTGCTTGATTATTTGTTATTTCGATTCCACGTGCTGAATTAATATCAGGACGATTAGCTAAATTAGGCATGCGTTGGCTGCGTTCTGGTAATTTGGTTTCAACAGACATTGGTGGAGGACCAGAATTTACATTTGGAGGCATAGTGCTTCCAAATCCGGGAGTATAGCCGTTAGTATTATTATTATTATTATTTGATGCTCCATTGTTTCCTGCAAAAAGCCCATTCATAAAACCACCAAACCCTGGGTTAGTTTGCCCCATAGTATTGACGGCAGCTTGTGTAAATTGTTTCATTAATTCGGGATTTTGTCTCATAATATCATCCATGCCTGGCATAGAAGATTTGAATAATGTATTAGACATATGAACCATTATACCAGAACCACCTAATTGAAACAATAATTTTAATTCAGGAGACATTTTTGCCTTGGACTTATATTTTTCGTGTAATTCGGCAAAAATATCATCATAATCATCTATATTTTCATTTATTTGTTCGCCCCATCCATCTAATTTTATATCAAACGGATCAAATTTGCTATTTAAAAATTCTAATCCAGTTATACAGGCCATCATCATTTTGCCTTGAAACTTAATCGCGTTTGATTTCTCTTTTTCCGCAACAATTGTTTCATATTCGCCAATCATTTCATCTAAATTAGAGTCCATAGTGTAACGTTTAGACAAGCTTATGCCTTTTTTCTCTAGGTCATCTAACTTCCGCATATATTTGAATTTTTCACGCAACTCTTCTTCCTTTGTTAGTTGAGGTTTTTGTTGAGCTTTTTCTAAATTTATTGGAATGTTGTTAAATTTACCATAGCCATCCCAAGTTTTTGTTTCATTCATATTTGCCGTTGATTTGCCTAAATTATTTGTATCAGAGTCAGTAGAGTCAACATTCTTTGTAACAGGTTTAACATTTTCACCATCTACTTTGCTTGAACCAAATAAATCACCAAATATAGATTTTTTGGTTGTAGTGCTTTGTCCGTATTTTATTTCTTTTTTAGTGTCGCTGTCTTGATAAAATGGTTTTTCTGGTTCCTTAATTTCATCAATATCATTTATGTTAGATGCTAGATTATTTAATTCACTCTCTAAATTTGTAATATCTTCAATATCAATTGAAGAGCTCGCTTTTTTGTCATTTTTATTTTTAACATTCATTAATAATTCGATGCCTCCGCCAAAATTTGAGGTTGGCTTATTTTGAACTATATCATCATTATCAAATGATTCGTTAAATTTAAAATCGGGAATACTAAAGCTATCAATATTTAAAATATCTGGCTCTATTTCAACTATTTCCATTACTCCTATTATGATTTAAATAGAAGTTTAATTTTTAAATACTCCGCAAACAATATTAATATAATTAAATTAATTATTTAATTAATTATTTAATTAATTATTTAATTGTTAATATTATTTAATTTTTAATATTAATATAATAATAAGCTTGTAAAAAACAGTCAGCTAAGTCATCTTTTTTTGAATGTTCGGAAAAAAAAGACACCTCATTATTCATATTATATTTTTTCAATACTTCTTTTGTATGAAAAATACTTAATTTTTTCCGTTGGGCGTAAGTAATTTTATTAGCACTTGAATCGCTTGTACTGCTTATTGAATCGCTTTTATCTTTTAAAAATGATTTCAATTTATTAGTTGCAGAAATAAAGTATATATTATAATTGTTAGAATTTATAAAGTATTGCGCTATCATGCCTTGAATTGTTTTCATACGATTTGCGATTGGACTTATTTGATTTTCTAAGATTATTTTATCCAATGTCAATATATTGTAGTCTTTAAATAGTTCATTTAATCGATCCTTAATATTAATTCCAATATGAACTAAGTTTATTGTATTTGCACTGACGCTTTGAACTGCTTCTAAGCAATTACTATTTAAATGAGCTTCTAATAATACAATTAACATGGGTTTTTTTATAGACTTATCAAAAACCAGCTTATATTCGTTTGCCACAGCTATAAGCTTTTTAAGCGATAGTTTATGTAACGTTTTAATATTACACAATGGGATGCTATAGGCTGTTTTTTTTGCGTGTATTTTACAATAATAAGTACTATTTTTAAAAAATGCCGATTTGTTTTTACATAAATGGTGCACACAATTATTATTGTTGCTACATAAATTTATTACATCCCATTTTATTATTTTAAAATCATTAGCTTCGTTTGTTTCGTTTGTTTCGTTTGTTTCGATTATAATAAATGCTAAATTCTTTATACCAATATCAATACTTAATAATTTCATAGTTATATAATACTTGTTTAAATAAGTATTATATAGTTATTTGTAAAGTTATTACAAACTAAATTAACGTAACGCGGCTACGCATATGGAGTAATGTATTCTTGAGATATAGTATAAAATCATATTACTTAAGAAAGACATAAAATATGCGCCCATCGCATATTGAGTATTCTTTCTAAATAAACCCAAAATAAAACCTATAAGCGCGGCAATAGCAAAAAACAAACTGATTAGTCCAAGATAGTAAAATAACATACAATGGTCGCGACTAAGAGGAGTCATCAAATTATCGAAAAAATTCATATTTTTATATAATAATAATATAATAAAAATATAAATTTATATTATAAATAATATAAAAATATAAAAATATATTAAATATATTGTTAAAACTATAAAAAATAGTATAAAATAGTATAAAAAAATTCTGTAAATTACTTTTTTAAATTACTAATAATATACTTTGTAACATGTTTTTGCGCGTCTAATTGTTGTTGGCTTAAATATATATTTTTTAAGTTGCTGGTTTCATAACCATATGGTTGGTCGCGTGTCAAAGTAGACATAAAAATATATGGTGTTTTACTAATAGCATTATTTAAACCTGTGCTGTTATAATAAGGACATACACTACATTCATTACAGGCAATTAATTGATTATTTTTAATTAGCGCATTACTATTTGTTTGTAAATATTTTCTATAATCACTATTTGTTAGTATATTATTTCTATGTTTCAAAACATTATCATTTAAAACAGATGAATTATAATCGCTAAATAATCTTGCGTCGTCCATTAATGGTGGATAATTAAAATGAATGTTATTTGAACCGTTATAACAAGTTCCCCAACTCATAAAATTAATATTATATAGTAATAATATTAATTTTTATAACATTAATCTCTAAATTAATAACAACAAATAACACTAAACAAAGTTCTCTAAAAGACTAAACAAAGTTATCTAAAAGACTAAACAAAGTTCTCTAAAACAAATCTCTATTTACTTTTCCAGGTAGTCCATGTCCAAACACAATCATATATATTAAAGCTAGCGCTGCCAATAGTATACTTCTATTTTCCGCAACAACGTGTCTCTGTTTAAGACCATATATCATTAGAACATATAAAACTAACCCAATTATTATAGAATGTAGCAACATCATTCGTCCAGACTCCATTTTTATATATATTAACTATATAATTTATTTTTGTAATAATTTAACCAAGTCGTTTTTTTTCAATTTTAGTGCCTCTTCATTATCTACTATATTTTTTGTAACAACAAGTGCTCTTAATTCATCTATTCTCATTTTGCTATAATTCTTTTTTTCTACTTTTTGTGTTGTTTCTAAATTGTTTTCTAAAGTAATTACTTTCGAACTAATTTCTAAATCTTTATTAAAATCACTTAATACAATTGGTAAATTTTTAATAAATATATCTTCATCATTATTTAAATAATTTGACATGCTACTAACTTCAACTAGTTCTACATTATTATTTTCACTAGTATTAATATGTGTTTGACTTGATTGAAGTGTTTCAAAAAATTCTTTATTAAGTGTTACTGGTTCTTTTATGTCAAACACTTTGGTATTTTTATGGTCTTCGTCTTCATCGTCTTCATCGTCTTCATCGTCTTCATCGTCTTCGTCGTCATCATCTTCATCATCTTCATCTTCGTCGTCATCATCGTCATCATCATCTTCATCTTCGTCGTCATCATCGTCATCATCTTCATCTTCGTCTTCGTCTTTCTCATCATCAGAAACATTTATTTTTTTTTCCATATTTATTTTTTTAACTAGCTTATCATTATTTGTTATATTACAAGAATAATCGTCACAATCTTCATAGCCACATATGCCATCATTAGTTCCTGATTTATTTATTAAACATAGTCGATTCATTTGATTGTTATAATTTACTATAAAATTTTGTAGTATTTTACCGTGTTCTATTATGCTTCTTTCCAATAGATTAAGTCGGCGATAGCAATATAACATTATTGAACCACCTATTAATAACAGTAATCCTAATGTTAATAAAAACCCAGAATCTATAAATTTAAACAAATGTAACATTTATATTATACTTAAATTATATTATTTTAAGTATTGTTTAACGAATTAATATTAATTCATTTTATTTTATTCTGTTTTAAGTATTGATTAACGAATTAATATTAATTCATTTTATTCTGTTTTAAGTATAGATTAGCAAATTAATATTAATTCATTCCGTTTATTATATTTTCTGGGAATGCTAAGTCTTTAAGCACTTTTTGTGCGCCTTTTACTTTTGATACTCCTTTTTTAATTTTATATGTATATACAAAATCATTGTCCTTTTTTAATACATTCATACAATAACAGTTATTTGCCTTCTTTAATTTTCTACATAATTTTGTATAATGTGTTGTTAAAATATAATCTAAATTGCTAAACTTATTTAAATAAGTTAAATAACTTAATGAAGAAGTTAAAGCCTCTTCTGGATTAGTTCCGCTATAAAGTTCATCAAATACGCAAAAATGATTTTGTTCTTTGTTACTTTCAATGTTATCTAATATATTTTTACATTGTCTGGCTTCTGCTTGATATAAACTATCACGACCACCTGTATCTGGAATATTAATATAACAGTGTATATAATCATATAGTTTTACTTGTGCTTTATCAAAAAATCCACACCCAATTTGTTGGCATAATATAATATTAAATAAACTAGATTTTAAGATGGTTGTTTTACCTGAAGCATTTGGACCTGTAAGTATTAAATTTTTGTCTAAACAATACGAATTTTTTACTATTGTTGGCTTGTCTAATGTTGTTGGCTTGTCTAATGTTGTTGGCTTGTCTAATGTTGTTGGCTTGTCTAATGTTGTCGTTTCTCTTGTATTTGAATATTGAATAACATTTAAATTAGCATAATATGCATTAGTAAATTTTGTAGGACTAGTGTTAGAGCTATTGTAATAACAATAATTTAATATATTTTTACTTACAAACTCTTGCAACTTTTCAATATTTTTAATATATCCATTAAAACCAAATGAAAAATGTAAGCTTGTAATAAATGTCTTATCTTTATTTAAAGAATAAAAACATTTCATTAATTGTCCTAATTCGGTAAGTTTATGAATACTTAATTTATATGGGTGTAACTTTGCTAATTCATTGTAATAAATGGTAAAAATAGTGCTATTTTTTCTTAGCTCTTCATTAAACAATTTATAACTATTTAAATGCTTGGAATAGCTCAAAAAGTTAGCATATTTATTTAATGCACTGCTTATATAGTCTTTTAGATCTAATAATGTACTATTTATATATTTAATATTTTTAAAATATTTAATACAGCTTGTAAAATTTAAATACAATTGAAAAATATAAAACCCAAAGCTAAATAATAAATAAAGTTTATTGCTAACTGTTGTTTCGCTAAATGAACTAAATAACTGGCCTATAATATGATTCGCAAATACTTTCTTTAAATGCTCAAAATATAAATCAAAAGTTATAGCATAACCCTGTAATTTAATTATAAAAAATGGTAATAATAAAAATATAATTGGAATTAAGAGTGAAAATACAGGACTTGAGAGATTATATATGCTTAAACATTGTAATAATATACTGTTATTATTATATTTATCTAATAGCGGAATATCAATATATTGATAATTATTAACAAAGCCATTATCATATATAATTTTTTTACAATTAGTATATAATTGTTCTTCTTTTGTTATGTTAGTGTCATCAGTAAAATTCACTTTTTTAATAGATTTGTAATTTTTCAATAGCTCTTGGCTTTCTAGTAAAAACTCTTTATCAATTGTATAATAATTAGACCATCTATTTAAAATGTTCTTTTCAAAAATATTTGTAGGGTCAAACACGTGGTAATATAAATTATAAACACATGAATTAGTAGTTATTGATTTATTGTTAGAACTAGATTTATTTATTGAGTCATCTTCTTTTGTTACTTTTAATTCTAAATCACTTATTATATTATTATTAAGCAGTTTTATTTTCGACTCTTCTAAATATTCAATTGGTAACTTAAAGCAATCATTATAATCGTTGGTGCTATTTTTTTCTTGGTCGTCATAAAAGCTTAATATCGTTGATAATATATTCATTGTGTTTATTAATAATTAATCAATACTTTATATATATTAATAAAACGAAAATAATTAAAAGAATAATATTATTATTAATAATACTA